ATGCACGCAGTCGCAGTGCGGGTGACGTGCGAACCCGGCATTGTGGCGGAAGAACTTGCCTGCCTGCACTGCACAGTCCGGGCAGCAGGGCGGATTCACGTGCCGGTAGTAGCCCACCTTGACCCGTGAGGAGATCCCGGCACCGGTGGCGAACTGTCCAGCCATCGACACCTGCGAACGGGCCAGCAGGTCAAGGAACCTGCCACCCGCGGCCAACTGCTGCTCAACCGGCCCACCCACGGCAAGCGCCTGCACCGGGACTTGCCCGAGCAGGGTCTCCAGCGGACGAGCCAGCCCCGGATTGTGCGGGGAGAATGCCATCCCTGACGAGAATCCGGCAGGGTTCACGCGAAGCGGCGAGCCGCCGTCGAATCCCTGCTCCTCGAGCGCGGCCGGCACGTAGAGCGCGGCATCCTTCGCGGCACCCAACTGGCCAGCCGTGATGAGGGCGAACAGTTGAGCGATTATCCGATCGAAGTCGGCCGGCTTGGCCAGCTTGCCCCACAGGCCGCGGGACGCCATCACGACGTCGAGCGAGCGGGCCTGCTGCGCGTCGTAGAAGCTAAGCGCCGACCTGAGCATTGCTCACCTTGTTGAGCATCTGCGACAGGAGCGGATCGGAAGCCTCAGCCTCAGCCATCGCCTGAATGCGTGCGATCTCCGGCTGCGACAGGTTGTAGCGGCGCTCGAGGATCGCTGCGAACGGCCAGCCGATCGTCTTGTCCTTCGAGGCTGCGTCGGACACCTGGGCGTCGGACATGGTCTCGGGGTTCTTCCACTGCACGACACCCACGCGGCAGGCATCGGCGAGTTCCTTCTGGCCGCGCACCAGGGCGAAGCGGCGGAAGATCTCGCGCACAGGCTGGGTGAGGTGCTTGTTGCCGCCACGGACCTTCGTGGCCAGCGGCAACTCGACGGCGGTCAGGGTTTCGCCGTTGACGTTCCCGAGCTCGCCCATGATGTAGTGGATCGGGGTCTGCGTCTGCGAGGCGACGTGCTTCACGGCCACGTTGATGACAGCGGTGAACACGTCCAGCTTGGCGGGGTCGAACTGGTCGATCTTGGTGTTCTGACCGGTCAGCCACAGGAGGCGCCCTGCCTTGAGCTTCTCCTGATCGACTGCCTGCTCGCCGATCTGCTGGCCGTTCTCGTCGAGTATCGGCATCTTCGGAGGCTCTTGGCCCATGATGACCCGGGCGGGCATCGAGGCGTAGTCGGCGGCACCGAACAGGTACGCCCACATGAGGTTGATGGCCTTCTGCATCGGGACCATTCCGGCGATGTCAGAGATCGGCCCCTTGCTTAGCAGGGGGCGGTTCGGGTGCTCCACCAGCGGCATGATGCCCAGCGGGTTGGCCTCGACGAACATCTCGCCACGCGGCATCCATCCGCCGGCCAACTGCACGTACTCCCGCGGGAGGATCAGGGTGGTGGGGCGGGTGCGCTTCCACTTCCACAGTTCGTCCGCGGTGTAGAGCGTGGCGTACTCGTGCGTCTCATCGGCCCAGAGCTTGAGCCCGTAGAGCGCTTCACCCGTCTCTGGGTCGTACTCGATGATGGCCTCAAGGGGTGACTCCCACGAAAGCAGCGGCTCACCGGCAGCGGAGCCCCACACCAGCGAGTAGGACGTCGACAGGTACGCGGAAGCGAGCCAGCCCATCGACGCCTTCGACGGTCCCTCGGTCGACTCCCAGTCGCGCCATAGGGCCTTCTCGTCATCAGACTGCACCTCGGCGTCATCGCCCAGGCGTAGCCCGTACAGTTCGCGTCGGTCGGGGGCTGCGCGGCCAACGACGCCGCACCAGTTGTCGGAGAACCCCTCGTAGCGGTGCTCGTGGAACTTGGCCCACTCCTTCGACGCGAACGCCAACGGATGCTCGCCAGAGAAGTACTGCTCCCACAGATCGAGGCTGGTGCGACGAAGTTGCATCCTCGCGGCCATCCTGTCCGTGATGGTTGCGGCCTGCTCAGCGGTGAGACCCATTGAGCCCTCCTCTCACATCACGTACACGTAGGCGGTTGTCTCGGTTCCCCAGGAAGTGGCGCGCGCATCACAGGCGGCCTCGTGGGCGATCACGTCAGCCATCAGGAGATCGATCTTCTGATGGTCACTCGGCTTCCCGAGCAGGAACTTGTCACCCGGCTTCGCGAGCTTGCGCGCGCTCAGTGCGTGGGTCGTGTAGGTGGGATCGGGCCGGTGTTTCGAGGTGCCCTCGATCATGTCGACCTGGTAGCGCTGTAGTGCCGGGAACACCCGGCCGAGCGTGTTGTACCACTTGATGACACGGTCATCGCCGTACTGCAGCGACCATCCGTCGATCTCCGACTCCCACTCGCGCGGGTCGCAGTAGACGCGCACCACGTCGAAGTGAGTCATCAGGTAGTCCATGGCGGCGTGCACCTCGTTGCGAGGTATCCGCCCACCCCACTCGGCAGGATTCCAGAACGTGGGGCGCATCTCGTCGCCGACTTTGTACTCCGGTGTGAACCGCAGCCCTGAGAGGTCTTCGGCCCGGATCGCCGTCCAGTCACCCGACAGCGAACCATCGAAGCCCAGGGCGATCTTGCGCAGCGGCTCACGGCTATCCTCGCCGGCGGTCATCTGCTGCTCGGTCAGGAACGAGCCGAGACCCTGCACCAGCCGGTTGCCGAAGAAGCGTTCGGCCTGCGTCGGGTCCGTCTCCACCAGCTCGGCGGCCTCCGCGTCGATCGAGGTGGGATCAACCCAGGGTGAGTCGGCGTAAACGTACTGGTGGATCTTGTGCCGCTCGCGCTTGTTGCCGTACGACAGATCGGCCGGCGGCTTGCGGTAGTAGCGGAAGATGTCAGGCCGCAGCGAGTCGAACGCCTGCTGCGCGGCCGAGTTCTCCATCGGATCCCACGGGTTCGTGAGCTCCACCGAACGGCCCTGCATGGCGGCCACGCCGCGGCGCATCGTCTGCCACGTGTCCAGCACCCGGTTGGCCGAGGTGTAGAGCCCCGACTCGTCACCGAGTGCACCGGTGAGCGGCTTGCCCAGTTTGGAGCGGGCAGCCGACGAGAGCGGGAGGATCATGCCGCGGTTCGGGAGCCTGACGAAGCCCTCGCGGACATGCACGAACTCCGACAGCGGACCGTTGTGGATCATCGTCTGCAGCGGCTCATACACGTTCTGGGTCTGCGACTCGGCGAACGCCAGGAGCCCCAACAGCGACTTGCGTCGCGGGGTGCCCATCGCCTCGCCCGGCTGGTATTCGTACGACCAGCCACAACCGCAGCCATGATCCGAGCAGCGGTAGACCTCGCCACCTCGAGCCCAGCCCGCGAACAGCGTCGGGCCGACACCCTCGGCCAGCAGGTAGCCGGCGCCCCACGGGGACTTGCCGCACTTCTGTGGGCCGACGATCACCGAGCGGCGGTAGTGGAACGGGGCCAGCAGCCGGCGCGGTTCGACGATCGCGTTCGGCTTGATCCGGTAGTGGTTCGCGGTGACGTAGAGCTGCCAGCCGTTGAACACCAGCGGCTCGCCCTCGAACACGCCGCCGGGAACTTGGCAGTGAGCCTCTACCCAGTCGGTGATGAGGAAGCCGAGAGTGTGCAGCGGGTCGAAGTCGATGCTCAGGTCGTCGGCAGGTTCAACCCGCTTCGACACTGGGAACCGCCCTCAACCGCGAACGGCTCGAGCCCTTCGGCTTCTGCTCAGGTTCGGAGGTCTCACGCTTCGTGGTGACCTCGTCAACGGCTACCTTCCAGCCCATCTCAGCGAGGCCGGCGGTCGTCATCCCGACCTGATCGGCGAGGCGGTGCAGCTGGCCCAGCAGTGAAGCGGGCGCGTCAGGATCTTCGCAGCGGATCCGGGTGCGGACCCAGAGAGCCACGGTCCGCTGGCGCCACGCCTCGGAAGGCATCGACCAAGCGCAGGCCTGCGGGGTTCGCCAGGCGTCAGCCCACAGGCTGAGTTCGGAGATGGATGCATCGGAGAGCGGCCAGTCGGGCGGCTCGCCCTTGTAGCCCTCGGCAGGGAGTGCCGTCAGGCTGAATCCGCGACGGTCGGAGCGCCCCGAAGTGGGGTCAGCCGGCGGGCCGGATCGGTTGCGTGCGCCACCAGAAGCCATGATCTGAACCCTCCACCCAGCATTGCGCCGGAGTCGGACAGAACCGAGGGCATTGCGCTCCCCGGCGGACAACTTGAACCCTCCGCGCTTTCGACGCCTCTCACCGGCGGTCTATCTCACTAGGGGTTTTGGGGGGTATCCCCCACCCTTATCGGGCGTTCCAACCGCCTGGTTGAGCCTGTGCGGTGTGCTTGTCATGGCATCCCTTGCAGAGTCCGCGTCCGTACTGCGGATCGTTGGGATCGAGCCCTACCTCCACCAGTTCGCGTCTACTCAGCGGGTAGTGGTCGGCGACTGTTGACCAGTGCTTGAGGCATGCCTTGCAGATGGGATCACGTGCGAGCACAGCATCACGGAACAGCAGGCGGTGCACGCTGTCGTAGCCACGCTGTGCTGGTGTGCCGCGCCTGGCCTCAGCCTCATGCTTGCAGTCATCGCATCGGCCTTGCCCTACCTCGACCAGCGTGCCGCATCCGTGTTGGCTGCATGCCCGCTTGGCCATCACGCCTCCAAGTGGTTGGCCCTGCCCAGTCGAGGGTAGCGAGTCTCGGCTTCCCGCCTGTCGTGCAGTCAGGTGGGCAGGGCTGGTAGGTGGGGCCCGTTGGGCTACACGGTGGGCTGGTCCGTGTCGGGGTTGCGGGTCATGCCGCTTGCCCTGACCGATCCGGCGAGAGGGACAGCGCCAGGTATGCGCTCCGGGTTCGGGACGGTAGGCCGAT